ACAACAAATCATGGGCTGTATGATGATTACTGGTGCTGAGTGGTGGGATTTAATGGCATACTCTGAGACTATACCTCACCTACTTATCAGGGTTGAGCGCGATGAAGAGTATATTGAAAAACTAGCGGCTGAAATAGACAAAGCTGTTACAATTATTATCAACGAAACGGAGAAATTAGCATGAGTATAAGTGTAACTGGTAAACTAAATAAAGCGGCAAACCAATTTCAAGCAGGAGATAGTAAAGGTTTTGGAGTTCGGTTAGGCGTTCAATTTTACAATCGAGAAACTAAGCAAAAAGAATGGACTAATTATGAAGCTGTAATTTTTGCCAAAGCTGGAGCGCAAGCAGATTTTTATCAATCTTCACTGGTTGAAGGCTCAGTAATCGAGGTTAGTGGATCAGGCGGTCAAATCAAGACGTTTGAAGGGAACAGTGGGCCAGTTCATAGCATTGCAATACTAGACGCAAAGATTGGTTACGTTATGACAGGTGACGCACCCAAACAGGCACAACAATCTGCACCGCAAGGCCAAGCTGTTATAGACGCTGACATCCCCTTCTGATGAATACCGTTTTAAAAATTGCCTTTAGCAAGCAATGGCTTTAACAATGCACCATTTTGCGCGTGTGGTGGCCGAAACGCGCTATTAATTAAACAGGGAGAGTAAATAATGAGCATTAATGACGCTACACCCCAAGATTGGGACAGACTTAAAAAAGAACACCCTGCTATTGAAATTCACGATAACAGCGACTCTGAACTAAACGAATCTTATGAAAGGCTTAAGAAAGCCTTGCAAGACAATGGCCACATAAGTAAACCCTTTATCGACAGTCAAATGCAAGAAGCGCACGATTCTATTGATAATGTCAGCGATGGCAGTACGGCAAGCTACATAAATCCAAAAGACACTAGACAGCGCGAAGAAAGAAAAGCGCCAATGGAATATATGATCTGGAAGCCTTTAGAGCAAGTAGCGTGGGCTTTGAAATCTGGAGCTGTTAAGTATGGAATAAGGAACTGGCGGCACTCGACCATCAAATCAAGCACCTATGGCGCGGCTATTCATCGCCATTGCCAACAAGAATGGCTAGAGGGCGTTGATAAGGATAAAGATACCGGCTTACACCCATTAGCTCATGTAATTGCATCCTGTTTAATCGTAATGGATGCGGAGAAGAGGGAATGCCTTGTTGATGATCGAAATTTAGTTGAGCAATCACCAAGTAAATAACTTTTTGGTATATGGCTTATAGATAAAAGTCATTACAAAAGGGCTTAACAGGCAGGTATAATGCGGCTTCACACACTAAGGAGGTCGCAAATGGTTACTTGCTACATATTTTTAGCAGTTTTTGGTTTAATGGTAATTGCTAAGGATGATTTAAGAATGTAACGGAGTTAATATGCACATTAATCCTGAAATGTTGTTGTCATATTGTGATACTGAAAAGCAAACAAGGAATGTTAAAGCCTTAATTGAGCATGGAACTATTAAAGGCGCGGCTAGGGCTTTGAATATCGACCCGTCTACCTTGCGCGAATCTTTTAAGAAACTAGAAAATAAAGCCTCATTAAATGCGGTCGCTCCACATAGGGACGTTGACCACCAAACGATGGAAGGTTTCAGTGCCAAGTTCGTTACTAGTCGCTATGATAAAGACGGCAACCTAGCAGGGCAGTATGTAAGGCAGGAAAGGGACAAAGATAGTGCGCTAGAGGAACGACTACAAGACTTCACCAACGGCCTGATTGATAGCGTAAAGAATGTTTACAAGCCTGTCACCGCACCAATTACAAGTATTCAAGATCGTTTAAATGTCTATGCCATAGGCGACCACCACTTAGGTATGTACAGTTATAAAACTGAGACTGGTCATAACTATGATGTGAACATAGCAGAAAACCTACTAGAACAGAGTTTTGAATCCCTGATTAAAAGATCGCCCAATGCTGAGTCTGGATTGTTTTTGAATATGGGTGATTTTTTGCATACCGATTCTGTTTCTGGACTCACGACCGCAGGAACGCCACAAGATACCGATGGCAGGTATGGCAGGACTATCGAACATGCGGCTAAACTCATGCATAGAATGATAACGCGATTACTTGAAAAACACGCCCATGTTTACGTGATAAACGTGCAGGGTAATCACGACAAAAACGCTTCCCTGTTTATGAATCAAATTATGACGGCTTACTTCCACAATGAGCCACGAATAACTGTTCTCTGTAACCAAAAGAAATTCATCCCGTTCGTATGGGGCAAGACTTTTATATTGACGCATCATGGCGACGGTATCAACGCACAAAAGATGTACGAAGTAGCGACCAGAGATTACCGCAAAGAATGGGGCGAATGTCCGTTTGTCTATGGTTACACTGCACACTTGCATCATAAGACGGTAGAAGAGCGTGGCGGCATGATTATGGAGCAATGGGGCGTATTATGTGCCACGGATGCTTACCATGCCGGAAAGGGCTACGGAGCAGGGCGAACAATGACATGCGTAACGCATCATAAGGAATATGGGGAGTTAGAACGGCAAACCTTCAAGGCTGAAATGGCAGGATACTAACAGGAAAGTAACAGGCATAAAAAAGCCCCAGTGATTGGGGCAAATGGCAGGGATTTAGAATTGATACTCGTCTAATATCTTTTCGGGTGGCTCCCAACGCACCGGAATAACTACCCTTTTGCTTTGCATTTTTTTGCGATGATATTCCCTTTTTTCTGGGCTTAGTTTGTATTTAACAACCTTTTCACCTTTGCACTTTCTACAGTTTACCGTTTCCATGTGAATGCTTAACATTTTGCGATGGGTAACAGTGCCAGCGCCTAAACAGTCGGGGCATGTTTCTGTATACATTACAACGCCCCCAAAAAGTGAACCATAACGCAAACCGCCAAACCACACGTAAATGCCATGAATTTATCCATGTCTCGGTTTTTCCGTTGCTCTTTCTCAAATTGCTTTTGTGCTAGGTATCTGGCCGCTCGATTCTCTGCGGCTATTCTGCTGTTTGTAATTCTCACTGTGTCACCTCATTGTTGTTTACAAATTTAATATCAACGCACCGCTGATAGTCATCTTTTGGGTACTGGCCCATATTGAACGTTTCACCGACAAAATAGTCTGTACAACTTTGCTTTGATGATTGGGCGCTGACAGATGTTATGTAGTTATATTTGGGGTCATTAAACATGACTTGAACGCTGTTCATAGTGTCACCTCACTAGCTACATGGTAGCAATAAGGTGTTGCAGGGGCGCATTTTATTTTAACGAATCGCTCAGTTGTTCCTACATTGTCGCCACCAATAATCATCGGGGCGTATAATCGAACTATGCCGCTGTCTTTATCCTGCCAATCTGTTTTGAAGCTAGACATTGTTTGACCAAAAAAGCTCAATGTGTCGCGGCTAAAGAAATATGTACCCAGTACGCCTGACTGTTTGATCTGTGTGATTGTTGGTTTTTGCATCTCTGTTACTCCTAGTTTTATTATTGGGTCTTACTACGCCCGAAGGCGTTTCATCTACTCCCCAGTAGAATCATCAGGTAAGTTAAAGCGTGGCGTTGGCGTACATATCCATTTTCATCCCCTTCACTGCCTGAGCATAACCAGTGTGAGGTATGCCGTATTCCTCTGTTAATGTAATTATTGCTTTAAATTCGTTCGCCATATAGTAACAAAAAGTAGCTGTATCACACTCGCCTGTATACATTATCACTGACGCGTCTATGGTGTTGATAAGGGTGGCTATTGCTTGGCCTGTTTCAGGGTGTAATTTAATCATGGTTATACTCTCTCTATTGGTTATAGTTGGTTTAATTCGTTTTATTCTGTGTATCCTGCCGCCTTAAATTGCTCAGCTTGATTAGTGTGGCTGGCGACTACATTGTCAAACTCTTCCTGTGTGATCTCTGCGTGCCGCAATGCACCCTCAGCAATAGCAATTCTTTTTAGTCCGTAAGCTAACCACCAAGCTAGGTCTAAAGCTGTCGCTGTGCCGCAATCTAGATTATATGTAGTCATGTGTATGTACCTATATGTGTATGAATAAGTAGCTACAATAAGGCCTACTTAACGTTATGTCAATACTGAATGTTCATTAAAACTTAGATTAATATAACTAAATGGCATATAAAGGGCTAAATAAGGTATAATTGGTCAAATAATGAGCAGATTGGTTAAAAAATGATCAATTGAATCAATGGGGTATGAATTAAGAAACTAGAGGATTACATAATATGGCTAGACCCAAGGGAGCATTAGGCAAGAACAAGGCATTCTTACTGAATAGACTGCAGTCAATGTACGGCAAAGACTTTGATCCGGTCATGAAGATGGCAGAGCAAGCCGCAACACTAGACCAGTTAGCATTAGAGGAGCCTAGCGTCACGAACCAGAAGGAAAGCATACACGCATGGGGTAAGATCGCAGAGTTTGTTACACCTAAGCTCAAGGCCACAGAGATCACTACAGGGGACAACGGACTGACAGTCAGTATTCAACGTAAGAAATATGACGGCTCAGTCAATGATGCGGATAAGTAGGCACCCCCCTCCGAAGGCGCGAGTTATGTATGTATATATGTCCCTCACGAAAAAAAATTAAATGATTTTACAGTTACCTGACCCTAAGCAAGCCATTAGAGATGCCGTAGAAGCTCATATAAGCGCGTCTAAGGACTTTATTCTTATTTCTGTGGCCGATGTAGGGGTAGAGATAGGAAGTACGCTTACAAGTGAACAGGAGGTGTTTTACTTAGAATTAGCAAAAACACTTGTGTTGAGAGATTGGTTAGGCGATGATGGGTAACATAGCGGTGATTAATAGACAAGGCAATATAAATGCTTGAACATTACGATTTAAATGATATTGATGCAGAGATTATAGATGCTTTTATTACGGCATTTGTTGATCGGGATGTTATGGCTATGCATGAGTTAATTTACCAGATTTCTGATTTTATGGATTTGTATGAAAACAAGGGAGAGCATGATGGAAAAACTATTTAACGATGACCAAGAAATTGCTTTGTTGCTAGAAGAGTTAATTGGAATTATTGAAGGTGATTGCCAGACAGCCTCGCGCAGTATTAAGCAGATAAAGAATGTTGTTTATTTAGCGAAAGCTAAACAAGCAGGGATAGCATGAATGAAAGGATTGCTTCATAAGTTAGACAAAAAGACTCGTGATAAACATTTCCCTGAACACAATGGTGGTAAGGGTAGTCATGCTAGAAAGTCTACAGTAGAAAGTAGAGAAGTATACAAGTCTAATTACGATGCTATTGATTGGTCGTATTCGCCATCTTCTTCTGGTAAATCATTTATTAAATCAGGTAATTAAGTCGGGTAATTAAATGCAGATTGAATACAACTTAATGGCTCAAGGCCAAGTTCTTCAAGATTTTAACGATTGCCGAGAAAGAAACTCTTTTATAATGGGGCCTCTAGGTTCTGGCAAGACTGTTCAGTGTATTCTAAAATTATTCGATTTGATGTGTGAGCAAGAGCCTGTCCAAGACAAGCAACATAAGAACTATGGTGTACGCCTATCTCGTATCATTGCCGCACGTAATACTTATTCCGAACTGTTCTCTACTACGATTAAGGATTGGCTAGAGATACATGGAGAATTAGGTGACTTCAAACAAGGTAACAAAGAGCCTCCTACGCATTTTATCCGCTTTAAGCTAGAAGATGGTACTAGGGTAGAGTGTGACATTGTATTCATTGCCTTTGACCGTCCTGAACACGTTAAGAAAGCGCGTGGTATCCAGACTACATGGGTATGGTTAAACGAGACTAAAGAGCATTCTAAAGCTGTCCTTGATATGCTTGATTTACGTCATGGTCGATACCCGTCTAACAAGGAAGGTGCGCGTCCTACACATCATGGAATGATAGGCGACAGTAATGCCCCTGATGAAGACCATTGGTATTTTAAACTAGCAGAGATAGAGCGTCCTGAAGACTGGGCTTTCTATCGTCAAGCTGGTGGTGTTATTAAAGACGGTGAGAACTGGTTAGTAAACGACAAAGCAGAGAATCTTTTTAATCTACCTGAAGGTTATTACCGTAGGGGCTTACAAGGAAAGACTGATGATTGGATTAAGGTTAATCTAGCTAATGAATACGGCTTTGTGTCTAACGGTAAACCTGTCCATCCTATGTATACTGATTCAGTACACTGTCAACATTTGGAATTTAAGCCTTCTAAAGATACTCCTATTGTACTTGGTTTTGACTTTGGACGAACCCCTGCGTGTGCCTTCCTACAACGTACCTCGATTGG